TTTGATTACTTGGTACTAATTTGTAATTTTTATAGTAGTCGTAGGGCTTGTACCGGTGTTGTAACCTACAGTTACTGCTCTATTTGAATCAGTTAATCCACCGGTACTATAATTATCCTTTACAGTAATAGTATAGCTCCCTTCATTTAACCCTGTAAACGAAAATGCACTGCTAGTACCACCTAACCATCCTTGCGTTATAGCATTTACAACAGCTCCACCACTATTTTTAAGAGTTACTGTATAATTATGACTAGGTCCTGGTGAATTTAAATCAGCATTAATTATAGTAACAACTACTTGACCGTTGTTATTAGTCTTATACGTAGATGCTGTCTCAGCAACTGTATAGTACTGATAGTTCATTTGCCTGTATCCTTTTCTTGCAAATATATCGCTTAAATCAACAGCTGTTTTATTATAAAAAACCGACGGAGCTTTAGTACTTCCTGCTACATAAGGTTCATAGTTATTACTAATATCAGTACCGTTTACTAGATAACTAACATCAGCTGCTTTTGTTGAGACACGAGGAAGATAAATTGCATCTAAGTCTATATCGTTAGTATTAAAATTTGTAGAAGCCATAAGTATAATTTATTTTAGTGTGCTTTTTATTTCGTTTATCGCACCTATTAAAATAGAAGTTAGCTTACCATAGTCAATAGCATCTGGTTCTCCTTGATCGTTTTTAAGCACTAGTTCTGGTAAAACTTTATCTACTTCTTCTGCAATAAGACCTATATCTGATTTACCGTCTTTCTTCCAATCAAATCGCACTGAATTTAATTTAGATACTATATCTAACGCACCTTCTAACGGTTTTACATTTTCTTTATATCTTAATGAAGAGGTAGAGTTATATGATACAGCTTTAACTGCACCATTAACTTCTAAAGGTGTAGTAGGTGTTACTGTAGCTATTCCTACATTACCGTTTGCTAAGATAGTCATTCTATCGTTTGTACCACCGGTTTGAAAACGAATTGTACCAGCTGCGTTATTTTTTGTAAAATATAATGTACCCGTACCAGTGTCTGATAGAGTAGTATTTCCATTATCACCGCCTTCTTTTTGTAGCGTAGTATATCCAGTGGCTCCTGATCCTGCTCTACCGTATAAGAGGAGCTTAGATACGCCGCTACCAGTACGATTGTATCCTAGACCTATATTTGTTTCACCTGTTGTAACACTAGTACCGGTTCTAGTAAATTGACCTAAATCTGTACCACCGTTAATAGTAGCGCTACCCGTGGTTTCAATAGCTGTAGATTTAACGGTACCGCTAACTTCGAGTTTCTCAGTAGGACTTACTACTCCTACACCGACATTACCTGGTGTATAAAAATTGTCTTTAGTTAGACGTACAGAATTATCGTAAGATACAGTAGCACCTGGAACACCGATACCTGCTACCTGTAGGGTAATTGCACCATCTATTCCATCGGAATCAAAAGTCATTGTTGATGCTCCACCGTTACTACTACCGGGATCTTTAACAAAGACTGTATTAGTACCATTATAATAATTACCGGCTCTTATGATAAGATTACCACCTCCATCGTTCCAGGATATTCTCTTATGACCGTTATTATCAATAACAATAGCACCTCCTGTACCAGGTAAAATTATTGCACCATCTGTTAAAGATTGCGATACATTACTAGGGAAAGTAGCATTAGTAGCGCTCATCGAAGTAGATACTACCGTACCAGCTACATCTAATTCTGCTCTCGGTGATATAGTACCTATACCTACACGACCAGCACTGGTAATACGCGCTCTTTCTACGCTATTAGTTTGAAAGGTTATTGGAGAGCCAGCAGTTTGTTTAAGAGTTAAGAAGCCCGTACCGGTGTTTGTAAGTTCAAATGCTCCATTTGTACCAGTTTTTCTTACTATAGTAGCATCGGGTATTGTACCAACATCTGAATACATTAATATCGATGTGTCGCCTGCTGCTGCTCTATCATACCCTAAAGAAAGAGTTAATGGGGAGGATGTCTTGCTTCCTACTTCTAAATTTCCAGATAAAGAAAGAGTACCGCTGGTATTCCATTTTGGAGCACCGTCTCCTAATTTACTTCCAATCACACTACCATCTTGAAGTTGGTCGGTTCCTATAGAGTTGGGATAAAACAAGCTACTTACTGCAACTTGATATGTATAAGCATTACCACCTTCAATTTGAACAGCAGGTAGTGTTTCTTTACCGGTAACTCTGCTAGAAGAAAGAGTAGCTAATGTATTAATAGGAATACTAACTGGCATGATATTATTTATTCAGGCAGAATCTTTATCTAGTGTAAAATTACTACACTATAAACTTAATACATACATAAATAATAGCAGTGATAAGTTTAAGTACATACAATGTTTCTGCTATTAACACACTGGATGTAAAGTATTCAGATCCTCTTTTAAAGTATAATCAATATCGAGCTGGTTATGAGCAGGGATTTGCACTTAATAAGGTTAACGCTCTGACTAATACTTTAGACAGTACTATTAATAACTATACGGCAACTTATCTAACGGATACAATTTTATTTACAGATGTATTTTCTTTAAAAGAAAAGCCTATTGAGATAAAAACTATAACAACGCCGTTAATCTTTAATATAGATAGCGGAACTATACCATCGCTTAATAGATATCTATATATCTATAAAACCTTTATTGACGATCCTAATGTAGTTTCTTGCAGAGTGCTTCTATCATCAGATGTAGGTTATGAAAATAATACTAAGTTTGAGTTAGAGGTTCTAAGTAACGTATTTTTAAGAGTAAAGCACAATAACGGAGCCAGAGATTTCTTTTTAAATGCTCTGGAAGATGATACTCTAATGTTTTATAGCTATTCTTCCGAAACTTTAGCTCTGACAAGTGAGCGTAATGATATGTTTAGATATTATCTAGACAAAAAAGGCTACTTGCAATTGTTTAAAAAAACACGTAGCGGTATAAAGATTATAACTCTTGAAGGTGATAGAATAGTCTTAAAGCCAATTGACACAGGTGGTAGTATTACGGCTCTTAACAATACTATCAAAATAAATTACAATTTTACAGGTATTGAGCCTATCTTAAACAACTCTTGGATTTCTTACGATATAAATAAACCTAATAATTTAACAATAAATACCCAAAAAAGTGAATTTGATCGCTATACGCAGTATATGTTGCACGCTAATTATAACCAGGCGGGTGAGAGTATAGATTTAAATTACGTACCGTTAAATAACTTTAGATCTGAAAAAAATTACGTAAAGCGTGGAGCAAATCTTGAACAAGGTATACCTTTATCTCCCGATGCTAATTTTAGAGAGTATATGTCTCTTCAAACTGGTAATAGCCAAGAAGGTGGTAATGATAATATTGCACTGACTTATATTTGGTACGATAAAGATATCAAGGTTACACCGGGATCTGATACTTATTTTACTACTCCATCTTCACTTTACCCATTCGAACGCCTAAACATTAACGATACAAAATTTATTGTAAATGGAGCTTTCGGTGGTAAGACACCATATCTATCTGATAAAGTATTTTTATTAAAAAGCGGTGTAACAAATTACGAAAACGGTAGATATCTATGTACCTGGTTATCAGGAGGCAATTATAATAAGCCTGGTATATGGTTAGATAGATATTATTACCCTGATTTCGCTACTAAGCAAGATGCTTTGTCAGGCTACCCTGTTTATGCGCCATCATTTTATGATTCAATCGACTCTATAGGTACAATTGATAGAGCTGCTTTAGCTAAAAAAGGATATTATGATAAACAAAGCGACTTATGCTTGTTACCTAGTACCCGTTACTATTATTCACGAATAAGTGAACAAGATATAAACGATCAAATATCTACATCTCGCCCTACAGCTAGCGGATTTACAGGTTATTACAATACCCGTAATATTGAAATTGCTTACAGTAATCAAGAAATTGTGTATGATGGCACGAAGTATAATAAATTTAATATTTCACGCGACGCTCCAAATACAAATTCCTTTTCTATAACCTTCGATGCATATATTGACCCTAATAAAAATTATGGATATCAATTACTAGGCAATTTAACTAACAAAGGATTTGGTGTCATTAATGACCCTGCAATTACCCCGTTTGTATATGCTTTTGATAAAACGGAGCTTAGAATATTTAACAGTAGTGGAGATTTAATAAACACGGTTACTTTTGCTCAAAATATAATTGATGTTATATTGTCTGATGCTTTAGGTGATTTCTTTGTCTCGTGTGAAAGCGGATATTTATATAAAGTCAATACACTAGGTATAAAGCAAAAATTAGAAATACTGCCAGGTATAATAAACTATAGTTCGTTTTGTCAAGATGATAATGAAATTGTCTTCTATGTAAGAGGATCAACACCAAGGGTATTTAAAGTAAATAAAACTACCTTTACACCTACTACCGCTACACCAACGCCATTTATATCTAACTTCTCGATTTTAGGTGATGAGAGTATAATAAAGTACGAAAATCAGTATCTCACCTTACCGGGTCAAAAAGTTAAATACATAAACAAAGATAATATATATTATTCTATCAACGACGAGACCATTATACAACAAAATTTACGTAGCGGTAACTATACGCAGTTTGTAGCATCAAGTGCTAAAAACATAATAGATTTTGCTATTACATCTAATAACAATATAACTGTATTATACGATAGTACAAAAATAATAACTTTTGATGAAAATAGAAATGTAATTGATAGTTCAGATTATAGTTCTATAATAGGTCTTTCGAGCAAGTTTATCAGTATAGATATAATAAAAGAGTATGCTAACACCGGAGCATCTGAATCATATGTAATGTCTTTTGTAGATGAAAATTCAAACTTAAAATTATTTTACGGTTCAACCTCAACAATTATAACTACTGGTCTTTCTGCTAAGTCAATCAATTCAAGTTATAAAACACGATATGTAAACAGAAATAAGTCACAGCTTACTAATTTTAATCACTTTAAGCAAGTAGAGTATTCAAGTGCGTTAAATTTTAAACTAACACTTACTAATTATCTATCCTCTGAAGATATAGTTACTAAGGATATAAGAGTTAAGAGAGATGATATAGATAAAGGATATCATACCTTTACATATAGGTTTGACTCACTGAAAGGTAGTATAGAACTATATATAAATGGTAATTTTTACGGTCGTGAAAATGTTCCTCCGGGTAAATATACAATTCAAGATATTTTCAATGATGATGTTTATGTAGGTAGTACTGGATTCTACAATTCACAAGATTTAGCTACATACCTAAATCAAGAAGGATATTATTTTATACGTGATTTAAAAGTTAGAAATTTACTTATTTACAATAGAGCGATAACAGATGATGAAATATATGCCATGTCATTATATGGCGAACCTATAAATGATTTGGTATTATCAATACCAGCGGGGCAACGAAATAACCTCGAAGAAATAGAGAGGTACTTTAAATTTGATCCTGTTGCAGCATCTTCCAAGAAGATAAATATCTATGTAAAAAATTCTGGTATATCTGATATTGATATGCAGAATAATATTAAGAATTTAATTCTATCAGAAGCTCAAGCTAACTTACCAGTGGGTGCTACAGTTAACGATATACAATTTATAGACTTTAAATAATGGAATATTATAACTTTAAAAAACAATATGTTGAGGCTGGTACTTTTCAAACACTTACCGGTGATTTTACTGGCTATGTAAGTGTTTTGAGTGGAATTCCTTATGTATATAATACAAATACATTATTATCAGCATTGCCTTCATTTGATGGTGATTTACTAACATCAACGTACTTTAGAGATAGAGATATAAATGAATCTATCGAACTACCTTTTAGTGAAGATAAGGTTTTGTTTCAGCCTAACGATTATCTAACAGCCAGTCTTTTAAATGATAAGTTTAACAAAATTCGCGAAAATAACATTTATTTATATTCGAGAATGTTTATGGCGAATAATGATTTGCCTGTATCTAGTAATTTGTTTTATTACGGTATAAGCGCTACTAACGATACTTCTTTTACAAAGTACAATAATTATTCACCTACGATTCCATTTTTTAATTCAGCTAACTTCGGTTATTTGAGTAGCGTAAAGGATTATGCTGCAGCTTTAAATGTGGAAGTTCCCAGTAACTTTTCTATATTTGCTATAACAGATAATAGCTTTATAACTCTTACAGGTAATAACAACGACCTTAATATAGTTGAAAGATCTAATTTTATTGAGTCGACAGAAAATGTATTACCATACGGCAATTTATCTAACATTTGTCGTTATGAGAATAATATTTTTATAAGCGATTACGATAATAATGTTATATACAAATACGATATAGTTGGGTACTATAATAACGATTCAGCGATTAAAAATAAACGCAATTATTTAGAAGCGCTAGGAGGTAAAGGAACAAAACGCGACAAAAGTAGATTTAATGGTCCGAAGCAAATAGCTACCAATGGTAAGTACTTAACGGTATATGATTCAAATAACTTTGTAATAAAAGTATATGATCTTAATTTTAACTACATTAATAAAATTACCAATATACCATTTATAAAGAACCCTGTTGCAGCAATGGAGTTCTCGCCGTTTTTTAATCTGTTGTATGTTGTAGCATATAATAACAATGGTCTCAAGTTATACTTACTAGACGCTACATGCTTAACATTGATAGATACTGTTGAATATAATATTACACTGAGCAAGGGCGAGTTAGTTAAAAATATAGAGTTTTCAAAAAACAACAGTAATTACTATTACATATGCACAACTAACGAAATATATAAATTTTTCGTAAGTAAACCAACTACACTAATAGGTAGATATGGTGAGAATAAACTTTTTAATAATATTAAAGCAACTAGAACAACTTTATCAGCATTAGATGAAGTTACCGATGCAGATGCTACGTCTAACCTCTGGAATAATCAGGGGTCTATTATTTATTACAACGCTAACTGGGAATGGAGAGCTGCTCCTGTTACATATAGAACGATAACTGAAGGAAGCGTAGTCTCTTTCTTACAGACCTCGATGCAGAATGATAAGTTTACTGCAGGAATGAGATTATTAGAGACTCCTCAAAATTATGATAAAGGTCTATTATTTTCTGGTGCAAGATTATATGTTTACGATGAGCCTAATTTAGATAAACGCTCTATAAAAACTAGTAATTTAGAAAACTTTGGTAAAGAGGACATGGGGATTCTAGGCACAGATTACATACATACAACAACTATAAATAAAGAGCTGTATAAGCTTTTACGTGATATATTTGCAATTAAAAATAACATAGTAGGTAGGTTTAGCGGCGAATATGACTACACAGGGATTTTAAGATTAACTGATTATAACTATAATATAGATTTCTCAGAGTTTAAATTATTAGAACAGGAAAATTATTTCATTAATGATAATGAAAAAAATATAATTGGTGTTATTAACAGACCTCTTTCTAATATTTTCAAGCTACAAACACAGTTACTTGAGCTAACTAAGATTGACAGCGAAAATATAAAGCCTGTTATTAATGTTAGAAATTCTCCGTACACAAATGTTTTCGTTTTATAAGGTTATACGGTAGATATTAATGTGGTTGGTATAAATAATGTAAGCTATGCCTAGTAATTTAGGACCTACCAATATAAGTGAAACTTTCAACGGATTGCTCCATGCCTTTGGTTCACCTCTTCCGCTTGATACAACGCAAGCGCGAATTTACGACGGATATGGTACTCCTTCAGCTTTAAAACTTGGTTCGAACTGTAATGGCGCTACTATTTGCGGAACTCTTTCCTGCGATAATATAGTAAGTAGTGGTATTGATCTAGGAAGTGATGTAATTGTAGGAGATAATTATATTAGAATAGAAAATTGTACTGAAGCAACCTTAGCGTCTACTAATAATGCTCTTCAAATTGGAACGTCAACTAGCACCAATTTAGTTTTTGACTGTAATGAAATTCAAGCTCGTAACAATGGATCAGGAACTATTTTAAATCTCAACCCTGCAGGTGGTACTGTTTCAGTAGGCGCTAATTTAGATATTACTGGTTCAGCAACTGCTGTATCCTATAACTCAACATCATCTAAAAGATTTAAAACTAACATCGCGCCCTTAACTAACGCTCTAGATATTTTACAAAAATTGGAAGGTGTGCGGTTCGATTGGAAAGAGACTGGTAATAGCGATATAGGCTTTATAGCTGAAGAAGTAAATAAAGTGTTACCAGAAGTCGTACAGAAAGACGAAAACAATGAACCGTTAGCTATAGATTACGGTAAAATAACATCGATTTTGATAGAAGCGGTTAAAGAGCTTGTAACAATAATTAATAATAAGTGATATGCCTAATGTAACAATAGTAAAAATTAAAGTACGTAGAGGTACAGATGATCAGAGAAAAGCTATTACTCTCGAACAAGGTGAGTTAGGTTTTACTACTGATACTAAGCGCTTATTTATTGGAGACGGTGTAACGCCAGGTGGTTTAGCAGTAGCGCCACAGATATACACTCCTCTAAGTAAGACATCCTCTATTACAGGAGTACCAGCAAGTATAGGCGAGCTAGTACCTGCCGGGTCTTTAATTTATCAGCTAACTGCTACAGACTATGCATCGCTATCTTCTTGGGCTATTATCAGCGGCAAGCCAGATAACGTTACTCTAGAATATACTGGTACTGATGCAAAGGTATTATCTTTAAAAGATAATTCTATTAATAATAATAGTTTTGATACAACTGCAGGCTATCAGTTCGGTGGTATTATAGCTACAGCATCAAACGGATTATCAGCTAACGTCGATGGTACTTACGTAACTTTAAGCTCTAATAAAATTACAATATCACCAATTAGTGCAGATAAAATTAGCACTAATGCCATAGGTGCAGGTTTATTAGGAGGCGGTGGAAGTAAAATTAACTTAAACGTAGGACCAGGTTTCGGGTTTGATGTATCAACTAAATTCTTAAAACTTACTAGCTTACCTAGTAAGATAGCGACTCTTGATAGTATTGATACAACTACAATATACGGAGATGGTTTAGCTTTAGATAATGATGATAAACTAATACTTGACAAAGACAATATTTTAGGCTATGGATTAACGCTAGATCCTACTGATAAAATAGCTTTTGACGGTAATACTCTTGCAATACCAGGTAGTGGTATTTCCTTCACTACCGGACTTGGTTTTTATACAAACTTTGGACCAGTAATAGGTGATAATTTAAGTATTAATAGTACTACAGGTAAGCTTCAAGCTGATGTTCCAGTTACAGATGATGTAACGCTAGTAACTGTAGGCAATGAATTTGAAATTGCTGATATTATAGGAGCTGGTCAAGCGGTATTTAGAGGAATAGTATATAACTCAAAAGGTCAAATTACAAGTACCGTACCAACAATTTATAGTGGGTTAACCGCTTCACATTCAACAAATTCTTACCTATCTGTCTTTAATGGCTGCCCTAATCAAGTTACTTCTAACTACGGGTATAGAAATCAGACTATTTTAAACGTAACATCAGCTTATGATGTGGGGGGTGTAATAAACTCTACAACAATAAAATTAACCTCTGCTGGATTTATTACATTTGAAAGTGCAGAAACTACAGAAGACACATCTGACGTGGGTAGATTTGCAATTCCTATATTTAGTTATTAATTAATATTATGCCGAAAAAAATAGAAATATTTGAAAATACTCTCTTAAAACTTCTAGTACGTAGAGGAAGTGATCTTGATAGAAAACAAGTTACTCTTTCAGAGGGTGAATTAGGATATACAACAGACACTAAAAAATTATACATTGGTGATGGTCAAACCGTAGGCGGTATACCTGTTGCCGGATCTAGTTTCTTAGGATCCGTACCAGATGTAACAGTTTTAACATCAGCTGTTTCTGGAGATTTAGCCTACGATAATGATAATAATATTTTTTACGCATTCAAGGGAGGAGACCCTGCTAACATATTGAATTGGGAAAATGTAGGTGGTAAGTACACAGCAGGTAATGGAACTATTTCTATATCAAATACAAATAATATTACTGTAAATAGATTATCTGCAGGTAATTTTTCGACAAATGCTTTAGGTAGTGGTTTAAGACTTGATGGAAGTAATAAGATTGCGTTAAGTTCAACAATAGCTGTTAAAACTATTAATATTGAACAAGGATCAACATATTTAAATATTCCTTCGAATATATCAGTTAATAGTACTAATTTTATACTACCTTCCTATGTAGGTGGCCCTGGTAAGTTCTTAACATCGCAGTATGATGGAACCTTACAGTGGGATGATGCTGGTAACAATACCGTATATGTAGCTGGAACAGCAAGTCAAATTCCTGTAGGTTCAATAATGCCTTATATTTCTGCAGGTAGTGCACCTACAGGTTGGTTGTTGTGTAACGGTCAATCAGTACCAGGTGCTAGTTATAGAGAGCTATCTGCTGTAATAGGAACAACCTACGGTGGCAATACTACAAATTTCAATGTACCAAACTTTGTAAATAAAACTATATACGGGGTAGGTTCATCTCCTTCTACATCTACAACATTTAATATTGCATCTGGTAGTAATTCACAGTTAAGTGCATCAGGAGCTCTTTATATTATTAAAGCTAAACCTGATACTGTTGTTAATTCAACTATTACCATTAAATCACCGCTTACAGCTACTTTAGATGGAGTTAATGTAACTGATAGCACAGTTAATAGTCTCAGAGGTGATTTAGTGGTAGGTACTACTCTCACTGATAATGGTATACCAACTGGCGCAGTTATGGCGTTTGCAATGGACTTCCCACCTGCAGGTTGGTTATCGTGTAATGGTAATGCGATAAGTCGCACTGCATACTCGTCGTTATTTAGAGTACTTTCTTCATCAGTACCTTCTCTACCATATGGCGCGGGTGACGGTTCTACAACATTCAATCTTCCCGATCTTCGCGGTTATTTTGTCCGCGGTGCTGGAACAAATAGCGACTCAACTGCTTCTGGTACATTTGGAGCAAAACAAGCAGATGCATTCCAGGGTCACTGGCATTCATTTGGAGAAGCAGTTGGATTTGATTGCTTAAACGATACTAATAGCTGTCCTGCAGACATCATACAAACTACCCAAACTAGCTCAACTACTCCCGGTGTAGGTTCTGCGACACTACAAGCTAAAAATCATGTGCGTGCTGCTACTAACGACGGTACTAATGGAGCTCCTAGAATAGCTACCGAGACCCGACCTAGAAATATAGCTATGAATTACTGTATTAAGTATTGATTAGCATTAAGAGTTGATTAATTAGTATTGTATATGGAAGAATTAATTGTAGAGGGATTAACACCGCAAGATTTTAAGCTATTAGGTGATATTTTAAGATCTTATAAGGTTTCACTTAATGACGACATATCTTATATAGACGTATTAAATCTATACAGTAAAATAACCGAGATAGTTAATTGTTTAGCAGAAGAATAAATAATTATGTGGGGGGTAGTGAGCGAGCATATTCACTAGGTGAAGAGTTTACTGACTTTGTTTTAGTAGATAAACAAAGGCAGAGCATAATCCTCAACATAGATGATGATTTATTCAAGACTGTTTACAGAGAGTATAAAAAGCTCGGATTTAGTCTCAAGCACGTTACAAAATTTAAAACAGATGGTCATATGACGTGTGTCTTTGTAAAAGACCCGTGATATAAATATATTATATGCAGTACCCTGCTCTACCTAATACTACAAAATGTATTAACTTCGCTAGTAGCGGTGCATACTCTCCTTTTTTTGATATAGTATGGTCATTTGACTACGCTATAGTAGGTGATAGCAATGTTCAGGGAGGATTTACTGTTTTCTTAATGGAAAATATTCCTTTATCTGGAGGTAATACTGGTATTGATTTAGGTTATTCAGGCTTATCTTCTGCAAGTCTACCGTATAGTATTGAACAAGGTATCTCCGGTGCTTTACTAGGAGTAGGATTTGATTCTACAGGATTATTTGCAGCATCTGCATCTATTGGTAGCAGTGTTATTAGAGACGGTATTGGTATAGATAAAGTAATTAAAAACTCTATAACTATTCGAGGAGGATGGCCTGAATATAGTTACAATGAGGAAAGTTTTACATCATCTATTTCCGCTCTCACCAATACTACTTTTTATGTAGTTGAGAGTGCTTTAAATTACAAAACTATAAGAGCTAGACTTGGTAATTTAGGTCGCACACTTTATATAGATTATAGAAATAATACTAGTGATTATTTTACAAATATCTTAACTAAAGATGTAACATTATACCCTGCTATGACATCTTTATATAAAGTAGGTGTCTCTTTTGCGACTCCTATTAGCTCTGATAACTATATCCATACAGGAACAATTCACTTTAAAAATTTCCACGTTGAAGGCACATCAGACGAGAATCTATATTCTGGATGCGCAATAAATTGCGATGCTAGTACTGATGTATGCGATATAGATTTAGGTATTTTACCGGCAGACTATAGATGCTTAACTTTTAACTGTATTTCAGCTAACCCTGTATGTATAACTGAACCGTGTATTGATACAATTCCACGGGTTATTAACTTCAATACGACAAATATAGAAGAGTCAGATGGAGCTCGTGCTTACGCTTATTTATCAGAAGGTAACACAGTGGGCGTTGATACCTGTAATATTACAACGTGCGTTAATACTGCTACAGGAATTGATTTATTTAATTTTGGTTATAAGTTGAGTGTTATTGAATTAAATGCTGCTTTAACTAGAGATAATGTCTTTAACTATACAAATACTAGTAATACCATAACCGCAAAACTTACAGCGTTTGGCGATCCATGGAAAATAACTTCCGGTGTAAATACCTATATTGGTAGTTCTGCAATACCTGTAGGAGCATACACCGGTGTAACCAACCTTAGCGTAATATATGTACAATAATTTAGATACCAATATAAGTCTTTATGGTGAATATAGACTAAGAGTAATCGATAAAGAAAATATAATATCAGATACCGGGTGGTGTAAAAATACTATTTTATCATCTGGTCTTGTTTCGCTTTCGTCTCTAAGTATACCTGAAGCAATAAGTTATGTTGATTTAGGTACAAGTACAATTAAACCAGGGTCTCAGGGATATGATTTAAATGGTGTAATTAGTAAGTCGGTAAATAGTGAATTGATAGATATAGAAAGAGATAGCTTACAGACTTTTACCGATCAGTTAAGTACTAAAGTATACGTAGCAGGGTATACTTCTGATTTCACTTCACTTTCAACAGAGACTATACGCGAATTTTCTGTTAAAACACTTAACGGTAAAGGGTTTGCTAGAAATGTATTAACTAATGAGGTTGTGGTTAATTACGGTCAAGCAGTAAATTTCGAATACAGGCTTAGTGTAGGTTGGGGATCTACTTATAGTGTAAAAGTTCCATTTAAAAGTAACACTAATACATTCTATGTAGATACTACCACTAAGACTTATAATATACCATATGATAGAGTGTATTACAGTAATAATAAGCTATTATTGCTCAAGAATAACGATACTCTACCGGCTTTCGGTGAAAATTACCCTACATCTATAGATTATACATTTAATAATCTATACTTCTCTACATTTACACCAACTACAATAGCTGCATCAATTAACAATACTACAAAGACAATGTCGGTATATGATGAATATAAAAATATTTCATCTCCTGATATTTTAAATATATTATCACCAATTTATACTGCAGTAGTAGTAAAAGATGGAGATATAAATACCCCTACAAATAAATTTTTAATGACGAGATTTAACTATCCGATTTATCTTTATAATTATTCTGATATAGAGGAAACAAATCTACTGCCAATTAATAATACTGTACCGCGACTTGCAGCGCAATATCAATGCTTAAAGAAAAATATAATTTCTTTATGTTATAGGTATGCATGGTCGGAATCAACGCAAAGCATACCTACAGGTATAACTAACAGAACACTACTACCTACTCTTTCCGTTAATTGTCCAACTACTACTGCGTTAGATTGTGGTACTACTGCTACTTATAAAGGTAATAGTACTCTAAATCTATATGAAGTGTTATTAGGAGATTTAACAGGAGATGTAAGCTTAACCTTTAATACCAACGGCGTTCCAGTCAGATTTAGAGTAATGTATGATAATGTAGAGGTTATTAACTCTGGGTTTAGAGGCGATACTAATTATAATGGAGCTCTTATTAATTTAGGCTACGGGCCTGTTATTGGCTCTAATTCCGGAGTCTTATCCTTTAATAAGAGCAATCCATCTCCTACCTCTGCTTACATTTATATCGATAGTCCTATTAGTAATGTAGACTATACATTTAATTTAAGCTGTCCTTCATAGTCTCCCTAAAGTAGCTTCTACCGTTAGGTCATGCTTCATTGAATGAAATCTTTCATCAATATATTTTTGAAATGCTAGCGGTTTAATCCAGCAATCATCATCATCACCTAGACCGATTTCGCTACATTTTTTAGAAACTTGCTCAATACCTTCTAGGAGGCATGCCCATCGAGCCATCTCATCAATAGTCATTTCATGCGTTTTACCGTTCTTTAGTTCAAATTTAATAGTTTTCATATATTATATGATTATTTTAAGCTAGTTCCTTTTCCTTTATTTTTGTAAAAGCATTCTCTAGATTAAGAGGTTCTGTTAGCAGAACAGGGTTGAATACAACTTCAACTCTATATCTACTAGAACACTTCTCACACGTAAATGAAGCATCTTCTAGATCAAAGTACGCAATTGGTTCTCCCTTAACACCACAAGGGCAAACAACATCAACTAGGCTACGTTGTGCGATTTCACTTATAATACTAAAGTGTTCTTCCTCAACTTTAGAGATATTATTCTGCTTCACTAAACTATACACATAAAATAGTATAATTTGTACTAGAAATGCTAAGATAGTTCCTTGTAGAAAGCCTAAAATATTTGAAAAGACAAAACCAAACCCAGCGCTTATAATTATAGTAATTATTAAAGATATAATTATTGTTCTAATAGCGGTATTCATTATATCAGTATACCTTATAACGCTAAAATTTCAAGCTGTTGAGGTATATCTATAGTAATTTTTCGGTTAATATCGTCTATAATATCAATAAGACCTTTTAAATTCTGCTTATTAACAGATGGATCTTCTTCAGCCTGGCTAATAATATTCTTCATTTGCAGCATAGATACAAATACATTAGCTAATATTTGATTAGTTTGATCTAAGGAATAAGGTAGTATTGAGTCAGCTTTACTTCTAGCTTCTTCTTCTGCAGCAATATTAAGATGTGCATTAGCATTAGAGTCGTGTGTAATAGGCTTTTGTGCAATGCCTACACTATAAGGAAATCCCGTGTTATTCATTTAAAATATTTATCTCTAGAATAAATAATTTTATGACTAAATTTGAAAGTAGATTCTTTAAAGTTATAAACGAACAGGACTTAGAAAAGAAGGCGATGACTGCTTCTCTCGACAAAGGAACTGATCCTGGTGAGTTTGACGTTGATACAGCACCTGCTGAGTCTGCAGCTGCAGATCTAACAGCACAGGCTGCTAAAATTAAATCAGCTCAATCTCAAGCGATGGCACAAGAACTTCAAGTTTGGGTTGAGAAGTGTGATGAGTTTTTGGAATTCTTAAATGGTACAAGTGGTGAATCTATACAAACTAAGCTAGCTAATGCTGAACCAGATACAATCTTCGATAGAATGAAACAATCTGAACAGCGTAAAATTGCTCGTGTTGCAACTGAGCTTGCTGCTCTAACAGAATCGTTTAGAGGCTATATTTCGCAGACCGAGAACCCAGCATTCAAATACGTCTAAACTTTTTAATTTCTGAAAGTTTAATAATACCTTCGAGTCCCTCGAAGGTATTTTTTTGTATAAAGCTATGAGTAATTTCATTAACATTACATCTAATAGCTATATCATTAAAGTCTTTAAATTTTTTACCAAACTTCTCAGGCCATATAAACACCTTCTGATCTTGTTTAAGTAAAGTTTCCGACTTGCTTAAAGATGCATTGTCTATCCATTGCGAGTCTAGTACCCATATCTTATCGTAAAATTTAAGAACTGTATCAAGCTGCTGCTTTTGTCTTGGAGTAAATGATTGCTTACCTTCTGTAATACCTGCCACTGCTACACTATTCTTGGTAAAGAATGCATTTAATGGACCTTCAAAGATATAAACTGTATCGTAATCGCTACTTACTTGATCGATATTAAATAAGGTTTTTTCTGCACCAATTTTAGAAAGATACTTTGGCTTAATCTTATTATCGTTAGGAAGAATAGTGCGTGATTGATAGAATTCAATATCACCACCTTCATTAATGAAGGGAATAATTAATCTATTTTTATGTACCTTATCAGTAAGTGATAGATACAAATTCTTTGGTCTGTTAATAGCATTATCTAGTTTTCTAGTAAGAATGATCTGATTACAAATTCTAACTATATTATTACCTTTATAATAACTTACTTGGTTTTCATCACTTAAGTTAATACTATCTGTGGGTAGAGTTGCAGCTTTAAAGGTGCGCTTATTATTCGACTCTTCAACTATAGTTTCTGAGCTTGGAGAAAACTCCTTTATCTCTTCTATAATCTCATAGTCACTCTTACCAGAAACCTCCTTTATCCAATTAAAAGGTTTACTAGACCAGCCGCAGTTATGACAGTAAATGTTATCCTTTTCTGGAATATAATAACACCTGCGTTTCTTTCCTAAAGATTTACCTTCTCTACATATAGGGCATGAGCATTGATAGGTATCATTATACCTATTAGTCTTCGGATAATACCCTAGCTCAAAGAACTTTAATACTACATATTCACGCGGTACTACTATCATACAAATAGTGATGCTAATTTATGCTTAAGAAAAAACAATGTATGCCAGGATTCTTTTTTCTTGAGAATAGAGCTAAATTTACGAGCATCACATTCTGTTAGAAAATTTGACCAGCTTCTCTCTACATTTTTGCAAAGCTGGCCTCTATAATATTCTGACTCTTGATCATCATAAGTCAACTTACCCAGATTAAAGAGATTAAAATTACGAGTATATATTGATTCTTCTTCTAACGATAGCTTTAATTCACCCTTTATAAATTTTAATGCTTTCGCTTTACCAAACACTCCTGGAACATTATCTGACTTATCACCAACTAAGCTTTTAAATACAAGCCACTCTTCTGTGTTATGACTCCCTGTTTTCGATTCAAAATTTTCAATAGTATATTCTTCCTTGCGAATAGGATCATAAAAAATTACGTCCGAATTAATAAGCTGTAAAAAATCTTTATCAACAGAGACAATAACTTTTTTACCTTCTGTAAATCTGCAAATGTATGATACAATGTCATCAGCTTCTAATTGTCTCGGGTAGATAGAAGAAATGCCGAGGTAGCTTAATATCCTCTGTATGTCGTTGTTATTTTGATGAGGCGAGACATCTGACGATCTATTGCCTTTATAATCTTCAAATTGAATCTTACGATCATTAATTTGATAATCTTTCTTTTCGTCCCAAACAAAAATAGTTTTATCAGGATTAAATTTTGTTACATATGAAAATACCGCGTTTAGCGTAAAGTAGATATGAAAATCGTTAATTTGATCTTGAGTATCAGTATTAGTTCGTTTTGATTGTGTTTTTGCAGTCCAGTATGTCCTATGAACTAAATTATTACCGTCAATTATCAGAGTTTTCATTTTTTTGATGTTGCGCCTCTATTACACTATAAAACTTTTTAGGCACTCTTTCTACAAACTCTATTATATGATTGTTCATTCCGAAAACAAATTTTTCTTTTGGAATATTTCTATTTTTCATTAAGGGTATCGACAAAAATTTATGATACATAAAATCTGTAGATATATAAACAAGCATTTCACCAGCGTAGTCACCAGTTTGTACCGCATAAACATTACCTGCTTGTAGCTTTAACGGATCCTTTTTAAAAATCTTCATAATTATACATGTACATAGTAAAGTACTTTATAAAGAGGGATTTAAGAGCTTCATTTTCCATTTCAGTTTTATGTGACCTCAATATTACTGGTGATCCCTCCATATCGTACCCAATCAGAATGTAGTTATTTAGAAACTCATCGAGAGTGCCTGAAAGAGCTGAAGTAAGTTGACGTTTACTAACCTTTTTCTTTTTTACTTCTATGTTGTTTTTAAGAGCGTCTTTTATTAAGTCCTTCAACTCTTGTTCGGATTTATCTTCAGGTAGATCGTCCATTAATATATTTATGCAACATTTACTACACGCTGATTGACGCCTCGTTCCAATAGTGTAGTAATTATTACCTCCATAGAGTTTGTCTTAATAGAAAAGTTCTTAGGAAAGAGCTGACCACCGTCACTAAATTCAAACATAACATCACCTCTAAAATCTCTATTTTCATAGCAAGTAATAAAAATAGAAGTACTACCAGGATCTACTAATATAGTCCATCTACGTGTATCTCCTTGAGAATACTCATCAAAGATTTTATATGTTATAAATTTATTATCTTTGAGTCTTTTGATAAAGTAGCTCTGAGTAGTTATTTTATTTTTACGTTGTATGTTCATTGCGTTAAAGATGAAAGTATATACTTTAATTTAGTACTATTATTGCAAATATCAAATATAACTACTCCATAATCAGTATTAATACTAACGTTTATTGTGTCGTTAATAGTTGATATCAATTTTAAATTGTCAATATTTATAGGTATGGGATTTAAATTAAAATCAGCATCTCCAAGGCTCTGACAAAATACATCAGTATTGTGTCTCGAACGATCTGTAAGCTCAGCTTTTAACTTACCATCTTCAGTAAAGAAATATACCTTATTAGTCTGTGTCGCAAAAGAACATCCTCTCATTATGGATTGAATATTAGCTTTTGTAAGAGTGAACCGCAGATTATATGTAAATCCTTTTATCTTTTCAATATTGATCGAAGGTTTAGTTAGAAAGCCATCTTCATAAAGATGGTATTTAAATTTTACATCACTACCATTATACTCTAAGTTATTGCTATTAACAATAAACTTAAAGTCATCTTTATTAATTGAATCTACAATTCTCGTGAGCTTTTTAAGATCAGGAATATTACACAATCCTGTATAGTTTACTTCCCCTACTTGACTTTCAGCGTATAGAATAAGCGTGTTATCTTCTGAAGCAACGATGGAAGAAAGTGTTCCTGATTCTCCTTCGGTAGTTGTGATAATTGCTGAGTCGTTGACTTTTGAGATTGCGTCGACGAACTCAGCAAACTCACTCCTTTTTTGAATTTTTATTTCTCGCATTTGGTTTATTCTTCTCTTCTAGGATATTACCTATACGTTGTAAATTCAAGTTAATATCTTTAAGAACTTCTATTAGTTCACTTGTCGTAATAAAAGGAGCTTCTTGTTCTTTAGGAGCTTCAAAAGAGAACATTAGTTGATCCTCCTGTGGAGCTGGTACGGGTTGCGCTTCTTGTACTGGAGCATGTACTACTGGTTGCATTTGTACATGCTGCGGTTGCGGGGGTTGCTGATAATTGCCTTCAAAACTATTTACTGGTTTAGCAAGAACCTGCGCGAATTCATTCTGAATAACGTGACTAACAGGTTTTACGAAATTAGACTGACCAACAATCATTTGGTCAGTCTGTTTCGCTTGCGCATGAACAGTACCTAGAAAGGCTAGCATTGCTTGCTTTTCTTGCTCTGTCATAATTTATAGATCTTTTAAGAGTTCGTCAATTTCATCATCAATTGATGCACTACTACTTGCAGATGCAACCGGTTCGGTATATGCTGTGGGTTCTACGGCACGTCTTTGTGGTTGTTCATCTATCTTTGGAGTAGTTTGAGCTAGATGAAAGTGTTCATCTAACATGGTCTTCAACTCATCGTATGATTTGAGAGTAAACACTTTAGAAAGATCAAAGACTCCCTTATAGATTTTCTCTTGTTCATCTTCTGTAAGATTGAGTTTACCAGCAGAAGTAAATCGAGAAGATACATAAGTTGGATACTCTCCTTGATTTTCAACCTTAATCTTAAAGCTCACTCCGTTAGGTCCGAGGTCAAAGATACGAGGACCAAACTCTTCTGCATCCTCACCTTCGATTGCTTCCATGATAATCTTATGAAGTTGCTTACCGTATCTAAGAAGCTTGACCTTACCGTTATTATCGGAGTTAGTTGGATCATCGATAACGTAAACGTTAACAAGGAATTTTTCTGCACGCTTGATAGCGGATACCTTTTCCTTCTCATCTTCAGTACCGGTTCTCAAAATACGAAACCGCTCTTCAGCAATAGGATCTCTCTCACCGAATGTAGATGGCGACAAAGCCTGAACATACTGACCGTTAGCAAAGGACACCCACCCATGTGTATAATAATGGAAGAAGGTCTTTGATGGATCTTGCGCATAAGGCAAGAGTCTAACTGTGTATGTATTACCTGGAGTTGTTTTTAGTATTTCTGTGTATGTGTTATTTCCGGCATCTTCGTTTTTAGCGAGAGCTGCCTTAATCGATTGGAACATTGATGTATTAAATGTACTCATAATGTAGTTTGATTATAATATATTACTTTGCAAAAATCAATAGCTTCTCTTCAATAATTTTAAAAGCTTCACGTACTACTGTTTTTAGTCGTGTGGACTGTTGAAATAGGATTCTAGTTTCATTCATAAGTCTATGAAAATCCTTAATATAAAAATCTAATAGTTCTGGTTCTACTTGATTAAGCACTCGATCATTATTGAGACCGTGTATAGCGTGAAAATTAATTTTATGATCTCGTAAATGCTGTAAGACAATAGGAGTTGATCCGTTAATCATAGTTTTATACTCGCTAAGCGTAAGTTTATTTTCTTTACAAAACTTATATATAAAGCTGCAGCATTTTTTTGAATGCTCTATTGACTCTTCATTATCCGGATTTTGTGTCTCTCTCTGCTTACAAAATATAGAATAACATTTAATAGCTTTTCGCGTAGCGTAAAATTGCAAATCAAAATAATTGTCAGAGCCGTAACATTTATACGGTGCAATAAAAAAATCTGTAGGTGTTATACTATTGTTTTCTGTAAAAAATAAACTTAATTTCTTTAAGATTAATTCTGTAGTAGGTTCAATTTTACTGAAGTCCTGTCTTAATCTAAATGGTTTATTTTTTGCTGTTCTACTAGCTATTAAAAAGCTGTTATAAATCGATTTTTCCTTTGCTGTTATTTGCATCCTCGCTTTTTACTATTAATGTATTTGGTAATATACTTACTTTTAGCAATAGTAGGGTCGAATTCTAAAAAGAGCTTTACAATTTCAATATCCGAGTCTATACTTATTAGCTCTTTTAATATAAACTTCAGGTCTTCATTTTGCAAGACTAACAAAAAAACATTTTGAAGGGATAGCTTTTTGCCCTTTAATAGGGTACAGAAAGTACAGAAAGAAAGCAATATATGCTCACTTTCTTGATCCATTATATATTGCGAAGGTGCTAAATCTTTGGTATAGTGCATGCTTGAAGTGTTTTACTAAATTTGAGAAATTTTTCTGTTATTTTACCTATTGCTGTATCTACAGATAGATCTTCACAATCTCCATCGCATAAGAGTTTAGCTAGATTGCATAAATCAATATTACATTTGGATTGATTGCACTGAAGAAGTATTCTTTTTTCGGTTAATATAACAATTATACCTATTGCAGCATCTAGCTTATTAAACATATGCTCGAATAGTTCCCTATTATAGGACGTTTCTGAAAAACAACTAATAACTTTATTATCTTTTATATTACCTTCGAAGAAATCTGTATTAGATATTACTTCCTTCAATCTTAGTAAATATACTTTTATTTCATTAAGCTCTTTAACGCTAAAGTCGCGCTTTCCAGAACGAAAAGCACTTACATTCGATCTTAAGGTATTATCTATATTCGAATAGGACGAATTCACTTAGCGTATTTAACGCTTTAAGGAACTTAATCAACTTCCCAACATACTTAATGCGTTAAACGCGCTATCTTCACCCACTTCTATAGTTTCTTCTGCCTGCGATATAGTTAAAGTCGAATAATCGACTCTCATGGGCTGTGTATGACCACGTGGACCGTATCGATTTTTCATCATGCCTAATCTAATGATACCAAGATCACGATCTTCTTCGTTTTGATAGATAGAAACAATAACATCGGCAGTAGCTGCTAATCCAACAGATTCAGAAATTGTAGCTAGATCAGGATTGTCTGTATTAAACCCCGATCTATTAAGCTGTGTAGCAGAAATAATAGGACAGTTAAAGACATAACTCATTGCTCTAACTTGCTCTGTTACATTTTTAATTCTTTCATAAGAGTTAGATCCAATCGGAGAATGAAGTAGGTTTAAGTAATCTAAAACAATAGCATCAATATTAATACCTTGATCTGTTATCTTT